ACCTGCCTTTGCGGCATATTCTCATGTTGCAAGAATGGTAGTCCCTTTGTTTGAATTCGTTCAAATATTGGGTTAGAATGTCTATCTCCCCTCGTCTCTGTTTCCAGCTAACGCGGTAAATAGAACTTCTTAGTTTAAGTACAAAATAGAATGATCTGATCTGAAGTGACCATGATCCGTAGCAAATTCGGGCAAAGTATAATCTCTGTTAGTATTCGCGGCTAATATGTTATAATTAGTCATAATGCGAATTTCCGGAAAAACACTGCTGTTATTTGAAATTCTATTCTAAGCTTAAATCGAGAAGCGACAGATCCTTGCCATAATGGTTAAATGGCTCTATCCCTCATTTTGAGGTTAGAAGAACTGTACTTTGGATCTATACTAATAATTAAAAATCATGAAGAAAATGAATAATAAATACACAAAACCTAAAGGTTTCGCGAAATATATATTCGATTTTTCTTTAAATAATTTTATTGTTAAAAGTATAAATCAAGGATTTAAGTTCAAGGTATATGACGAAAAAGAATGGATTAAATTCAGGGAATTTGATCCTTTCCTTCGTATGATACTTTGGTTCTTAGGATTACGTAACCAGGAAATTACTGATTTATTCAACGAATTACTTCGAAATATTAAATATTTAGTTGAAAAGTCAGGTTCTAATTTTACCTTCTTATATCTTAAAGATGTAAGGGGTATTATAATTAGATATCTTTCTGGTTGCGACACAAACTATTCTGGTAAATTATATATTAGAACTGATAAGTCAGGTTTACCTAAGATTGTTCCTACTCAATTGAGAGCTATCCTTCGAAAAAGGTTACTCTTAAAAGATAGGAATATTATCATAGGTATAATAACTTTAATATCTATCTATAGGAGTTTTAAAACTCATCCAAAGGTTGATCTACGTTCAATCGTAGACCCATTTAATGGGCAATGTCAATCTTTCGATTTATCTAAGCTTTCTCAAGCTTTAGAAGTTTTAAAAGTTCCTAGATATACAACCTCTTTAAAGCTTTTTCCAGTTGTCGGCCTTCTATCAAGAAGTCCGAATAATAACATTAGTATTTTAGGTTGTGAATTAGATGCTCTTGCCTATTTACATGATTATAAAGCCCTTTTTGGACTTTTAAAAATTATGTTTTTAGAAAAGATGCCTCTAATGTTTATATACTTTTTATTTTTAATAATTGTATATTCACCACTTTATTTACTTTTATGTTTTTATTGACTAGAAAAGCTCTATCTGGGATCGTTATCATGTGTTTATGATCAAGCAGGTAAAGCCCGAATTATAGGAGTAACTAACTGATGAACTCAATTAGCCTTATATCCTTTGCACTCTTTCATTTTCTCTTGGTTGCGTTCCAATCCTACTGATGGAATGGCCAACCAAAGAAAAGCTTTTGATTTATTATTATCAAAAGTTGAAAAAGGGCAAATTTTATATGGATTTGATTTATCAGCTGCTACCGATAGATTGCCTAGAAAGATTCAAGAAGATATCCTATATTTAATAGGTTATGATTCTAAATCTTGGAATTCTTTGATGTCTGTTTGCTTTCTTCATAAAGCAAAGGAAATCAATTATTCAGTAGGTCAACCTATGGGTGCTTATTCCTCTTGGGCTATGCTTGCATTAACACATCATGTGATAGTTCAGCTTGCTTACATTAACACCAGTTCGTTAGGTGGAATTTTCGATAAGTATTGTATTCTTGGGGATGACATCGTCATTGCTGATGATGCTGTTTCTGCAGAGTACTTGCGTATTATGGATTTATTAGGAGTGAAAATCTCTCTTAGTAAATCTATTATATCTTCTGAATTTACTGAGTTTGCTAAACTCTTAAAAGGTGCAGATGGTATTGATCTTACTCCGGTTTCATCAGGTTTAATCCTGAAGACACTTAGGTGTACGTATTATTACCCTGTTCTCTTTTGGGATCTATTTTGTAAGAAGCTTCATTCGTTTTCAACGTTTGATACTCTCTTCCGAGATAGAAGTAAACGGTATTTAAAGAAGTATAGAAGTTTCTTCTTGTGAACTATTGTTACACAACATTATCTTTCTCTTAAAGGTATTGGCAATGTGTTTCATGATGAAAAGCAAAGCAAATTCCTAAAAAAAGATGGATAAAATATTCAATTCATATTCTTTCTTACTGCCAGATTTGGTAAATATGGTAGAAGAAAATATTATGAATGAATATAAGAAATCTTTTAATCATCTTACTAATTTTAAATTTTTTAATTTAGTTCACAAGAATCCACACTTTACTCTTTTAGCACACATTCAAATGTATGTAAAAATAGGTCAACTGTGGTTCCTTGTTGATTGAATTAAATCTTTATATAAGGTATGAATTAGGGATACTGAATTTATCAGATATAATTATCCTGATATTGCTATTTCGTCTAGACGACCTTTTGTCTACAAGACAGTTCTGGGGGTTTACACTAAACATGTAGAACTCCTCGAATCTTATGGTTTTCCTAGTATTGATCTCAATAATAGAAAATCCGTAAATCTGTCTGTAGAGGTACAATTTAAACTGTGAAATAAGCATAAAGAAAAATTTAATTATCAGTTATTTATGGCCTTTTACGGCTTAGATGTTCCTTTAATTTAATTTACTAGGACTGATCCGACATAACCAAAACTTTTTCTTTGTTTTAGTCAAAAATCGAAGCAGGGCATCGAATAGTAGTTTTAGTACTACGGGGTGATGTTCCTTTAAACGGC